TAAATCTAAATGAATTTACAGACTCTCAAGGCAACAGTGCTTTTAGAACTTGGTCAAAGACTATAAGAGAAGACACTAAAATTGGTGGTAGAACTCTTATGCAACATTTAGAAAAATTTATTAATTCTAATAAATATAAAAATGCTTCTGAACAATTAACTATAAATGGTCAAGTAGTGAATAAGGGTGAGAATAAAATTGATTTGTTACAAAAAGAAATTAACAGATTCAAAGATAAAGGAACTGATATCTTCTACAAAAATTATAGAGATGACTTTGAAATAATTGATGAAGATGGAAATAGTAAAACACTTTATGAATTTACAATGGAAAATGAAATACTTGAGGGTATTTTTAAAAGAGAAAATAAAAATGCAATTCCATCAAGTTCACTTAAAAAATTAGAAAAACTGCAAAACTTTTAAAGGAGTATATAAATGACATTATTAGCAGAAGTTTCCTATACTGGGGATAGTAACACAACCCAGTTTGCTTTAACATTTGAATACTTAGATGTAAGTCATTTAGGAGTCTTCTTAGACGGTGTAGCTCAAACAACTGGTTTTACTGTTACTCAAAGTACAATAACATTTGACACTGCTCCAGCTACTGGGGTTGTTGTTTTATTTAAGAGAGTAACACCTATTGATGCTAGAATTGTAGACTTCCAAGATGGAAGTGTATTAACAGAATCAGACTTAGATAAATCTGCCAACCAAAACTTCTTTGTGGTACAAGAAATAGTTGACGGTGTAGCTAATAAAATGGGGGTTGACACAGATAATAAGTTTGATGCTCAAAATAAAATAATAAAAAATGTAGCTGACGGTTCAGCAGATACTGATGCAGTTAATGTTAGGACTGTAAATAGTCTTACTTCTACGGCAGTTACTACTGTTAATAATGCAATAGCAACTGTTAATAGCTCAGTAGCTACTGTAAATCAAGCAGTAACTGATTCAGTAACGGCAAAGAATCAAGCAGAGGGTTTTAAGAATGATACTCAAACATTAAAGACTGATGTAACACAATTAAAAGCAGATACACAAACTCTCAAAGATGATACCAATACTTTATTTACATCAACACAAACATTGTTATCTAGTGCTTCATTACCTCAAACATTATCTGGTAATGCTGGAAAATTCTTACAAGTTAACAATGCAGAATCAAGTTATGAATTAGTTAGCTCTGTTGCTTCACCAAAATTCTATGGACTAAAAATCAATGGAAGTAATTTAGAAGTAACAACTAGTTCATCTGGGAACTACAACACTTCTGACTATGACTATCAACTTATAGGAGAAAATGTATCGTTCCAAATAGTTAATAATACTCTACAAATAGATTTACCATAAGGATAAAATATGCAAATAGACATTACTAAATTAGGTTACAGATGGGTTGGACAATATTCTTCAACTGCAACATATAAAGAAAATGATATAGTTTATAAAGACTCTGGAGCTTATAAAGTTAATGCTGATGGTACTTTAACTGAGTTTGCTTTAGGTCAATCTGATGTAACAACAAAAGGTCATTTATTAACTGGTGGTGCTTCTATTGGTGGTGTTAATTCACAAATTCTACATTCTAAGCTTAACTCTGGTATCGAGTTTAGACATACTGATGAAAGAAATGGGACTTATGTAAAAAGATTAATGAATGATGGACTTCACTCATCTCATAGAGGAAGCTCTTATGGAACTGGTTATTATACTCCAATGGCAATTATGTCAGATGGTACAGTTAGAGTATGGGGTCAAAGACAAACAGACGGTAGAGCTGGTGTTGGTCAATCTGCAAACAACATAAATACCTATAGACCAATGCAAGTGTGTTTTCCTAAAAATGTAGTTATAGAACAAGTATATGGTAATGTTAATTGTAGAATTGCCGTTGACTCCACTGGTCAAAGCTGGGGTTGGGGTCATTATGATGGTCACGGTACTTCATCAACTTCAAATAGTTTCATACCAAAAAAACATTCTGATACTTTACCAGAACTTGCTAGTGAGAAAATTGTAGATGTTATAACTTCTTATCTCTGGTATGGGGTAGGTCATACACTACTACTAACTGAATCTGGAAAGGTGTATGGATATGGAGTAAATAACTACGGTCAGTTAGGTGATAGCACAACCACTAATGTATATACTATTAAAAGGATTGGAGCTGAACTAGGAAAAATTATTAGAATGTTTAGTCAAGGTTCTACTTATGGCTGGACTATCTTACAAACAGAAAATAAAGACATATATACTTCTGGTAATCACGGTGGTTATGGTCTTAATCCTCAAGGAACAGAGTTTCAAAAAGTAAGTTTACTTAATGGTGTAGGTTCTCCAGTAAAAGATATCATATCAAATTTACACGACTTTCACGGTGCTGGTACTTCATACTATGGTTCACTAGTTACAATACACGAAAATGGTAATGCTTATGTTTTCTCTAATGGTTTTTACAGTAGTAATACTTGGGGTTCTCAAGGTTATAATGGAATGAATCTAGTTGTTTCTGACCCTTTTGATACTAATGTAAAAGAACTTATCACTATGAATGGTGGTTATCCTAATGCACTTTCATTAAGAAATGATGGTACAATATGGCATAGAGGATTACATTATGGCACTAGTCCAACTGGTGGTGCTACTACAACTTGGAATCAATTTACTGATTACAACTCAAATGCTATAACAAATGTAACTAAAATATTTATGATTGGTGGTCACTATACTCACCATATGAGTGCATTGACTCAAGACGGTTTATTATACTGTTGGGGTAACACTCAACAAGGTGGAGATGGTATTGGTGTTGCTAATACTAATGACCCATCAACTGGGTTAAGACCAGTTAAAATACCAGAGAAAATTATTGACTATGCCGTATATGGTTATGGATCGAGTGGTACTGGGTATTTCTCAGTATTTGCACTTTCAGAATCTAATACTTTATATGCTTTTGGTTATAATAACTATTATGCAGTCAATGATTATAACGGCTACAAATCTTCACCTAAGAGAGTAGTTTTTTAAATTTAACAATAAAAATATAAGGAGCAAATTATGACTACAGTAAGTCTTGGCAAAGTAGCTTTCACTTGGAAAGGAAGTTATGATGCCAGTACAACTTATAATTCACAAGATGTTGTGGAATATAACGGTGATTCTTTTGTATGTATTACAGACAATACAAGTGGAACTACACCAACTTCATCTAGTTCTACAACTAGTCCTCAGACAGTAAATTTAACAGTAACTGTTCAAGCTTATTATGGCAGTAACTACTTTTACATTGACGGTGTAAAGACACCAACATTACAACTTTATGAGGGTAATACTTATGTGTTTGATGTTTCAGACTCTAGTGTTGCCAACCACCCTTTTAAATTTTCAGAAACAAGTAATGGTACTCATAATAGTGGTACTGAATATACGACTGGTGTGACAGTATCTGGGACTGCTGGGCAGTCTGGAGCTACCGTAACCATAGTAGTAGGGTCTGATGCTCCTATACTTTACTATTATTGTGGTAACCATTCTGGAATGGGTGGTACGGCTAATACTCCAACTTATGCTACAACAACAACAACCACTTCTGCTTGGAATTTACTTGCTCAAGGTAGTCTAGGGGTAGGTCAAAATTCTGGTGATTTAATTTACTTTGATGGTTCTCAATTACAAAGACTTCCAACTGGTAATGCTAATCAAGTATTAAAAATAGATGGAACTACACAACTTCCAGTTTGGGGTGATACAAATTATAGAAGTGGTGTAAAAGCTAAAAAACTTTGGAATGCAAAAGCAAGTTCTTATAGAAGAGGTTTTGTTGTAATGGAAGATAATACTATGAGAGTTTGGGGTACAAATTCTTATGGGTCTTTGGGTGACGGTACAACTACTACAAGATTATCTCCAAGTTCACCAGCTTTCGATTCTTCAAATGATTTTGTTGGTATAAAAACTGAAGCTGATGGTTCTATAAGAGATGGTGTTATAATGTCTACATATTACAATATGGGAATCATAGGCAATAATGGACACCTTTATATGTGGGGTCAGAATGGCTACGGACAAGTAGGAGATGGCACAAGTACCAATAGGACAATTCCTTATGATGCTACGGCTGATACTAACAACTCAATTAACGGTAAAGAAGCACATCAAATTGCACAAGGTATTACTGCTCAGAACTATGATTCTACAATAGTGCTTTGTACTGATGGAACGGCTCACGGTACTGGGTACAATGGTTACGGTCAATTAGGCAATTCCTCACAAACTAGTGCAACTAACTTTGGTGCAGTAAACCAAACTGCTTTGAAATTTTGGAAAATTTTTCAAGCTGGAGATAGGTATGCAAGTTATATTGGATTAGGTGCAGTCTATGGTGATTCATTAACTGATGGAACTACTGTTGGTTCTGGTACAAATATTTTAACACAAACACCAACTTATTTTAGAGTTTATTTCTGGGGTTATTCTGGAGATTACCAAAATGGATTCAACACAAATACAAACTATTCAGTACCAACTGAAATAACAACATTTTATAGTAATAATCATAATGTTGTAGAGTGTGTTGGAACAAGACATTCTTGGTTTGCATTAACTTCTGCTGGAGTGTTATTTGGTTGGGGTTATCCTTATGGTGGACATTTAGGTAATGGAACAACCAGCACTACTCAAGCCGTAACTCAAATCGATACAGATGTAGCTGAGATAGTATCTACAAGGTCAAGTAATGGTAATAGTAATGCTTGGTACAGAAAAACAAATGGTCAGGTATATTCATCAGGGTATAATGGCTATGGACAATTAGGTTTAGGTGACGGAAATAATAGGAGTACATTCACTCAATCAACTACTGCTCCTACAAACATAACCAAAATGGTTGTATCTGGTGGTGAAAATTATGAGTCTGTAATGGCTCTAACATCTGATGCTGAGTTATTTGCAGTGGGGTACAACGGTAATGGAGCTTTGGGGATTGGGTCAACCAGTAATCAAAATACTTGGCAAAAAGTAATATTCCAAAAGCCAGTAATAGATTTATGTTCATTAGGTTATAACTCTTCTGAAAACGGTTATGCAATTATTACTGATGATGGTGGTTGCTATACTGTTGGTGCTGGTTCTGGTAATCAAAATAATGATTATACTGGTAACTACTATTCAACATTCCAACCAGTTGTAATGTAATGCAAATAACAAAAACATTAATAAAATTTGGAAATTCTTTTGTGAAAATACCAAAATCTATGAAAGGTGTTTGGGATAAATCAGAGAACAGATGGGGTTATAAATGGCTTCGATAAAAGACACTCAAGCTGAATTAGTTGCTCACGAAAGAGAATGTGCTGAAAGATACAAAGCATTTAATGATAAAATGACAACTTTAGATAAAAGATTATGGAGGTTAGAAGCTATGGTAATGGCAAGTATCGTTTCAATAGTATCACTATGTGTTACCATATTTATGAGAATTGGCTAATGCTCACTGAATTAGCAATGTGCAATAGTGCATTCCAGATTATCAAAAAAACTATACAAAATGGAAGAGAGATATTTGAATGTGGTGAAGCCGTAAGCAAATTTGTATCAGCTAAAGAAGAGCTTAGAGAAAGAGGAACTAAGAGAAGAAATAATATTTACCACTCATTAAAAGGAACTAACTTTGGTGATTTAGAAGAATTTATGGCTTTAGAAAAAGTAAAGAAACAAGAAGAAGAATTAAAAGAATTTATGTTGTTATATGGTAGACCAAATTTATATACAGACTTTCTTAGCTTTTGCTCTAAAGCCAGAAAAGAAAGAAAACTCGAAATTGCAAAAAGAAAAAAACAAAGAGAAGAACTTATTGAAGCAGTAGCTATTGGGACTCTAGTAGTCTTAGTAATTATGATTGTTTGTTTCTTTGGATATATATTTATAACTAGGAGTTAAAATGAAAGATAAACTAAAAGAACTACATAATGAGTTAGCTGAGAAGTTACTTGAAAAAGTTAGAGATGAAGAAGTAACTGCTAGTGAACTTAATGTAGCAAGACAATTTTTAAGAGATAATGGAGTTGATGCAGTTCCTACTGAGGACTCACCACTTAAATCTCTTATGAGTGAGTTACCTTTTGATGATGAAACAGATACCAAATCAACTCACTGATTTTAGAAATTTTTTATATCTTTGTTGGAAACAACTTAATTTACCTCAACCTACACAAATCCAATATGATATAGCAAATTACATTGCTAACGGTGATTCAAGAATTATTGTTTGTGCTTTTAGAGGTGTAGGTAAATCTTGGATTACTTCAGCTTATGTTTTATGGAGATTACTTCTAAATCCTCAACTTAATATTCTTGTTGTATCAGCTAGTAAAAATAGAGCTGATGACTTCAGTACATTTTGTTTAAGGTTGTTAGAAGAGATGCCAATATTACAACACCTAAAACCTAAAGAGGGACAAAGGCAATCTAAGATCAGTTTTGATGTAGCTCCAGCTATGGCTAGTCACCAACCCTCAGTTAAATCACTAGGAATAACATCTCAAATAACTGGTAGTAGAGCTGATGTAGTTATAGCAGATGATGTTGAAACTAGTGGTAATACTCAAACTCAATTTATGAGAGATAAGTTATCTACGGCTATAACTGAATTTGAAGCCGTTATAAAACCTAAAAGCTCGAGGATTATTTATCTGGGGACACCTCAATGTGAGCAGAGTATTTATAATAGACTCCAAGAAAAAGGATATAAAATTAGATACTGGTCTTCGAGATATCCAGATGAAACTCAGCTTAAATCTTATGGAAATAATCTAGCTCCATTAATTAAAAATACTTGGAGTAGTGATATTGTTGGTGAGTCAACTGACCCAGATAGATTTAGTAATGAGGACTTATTAGAAAGAGAAGCTTCCTACGGTAGACTTGGATTCAATATGCAATTTCAGTTAGATACAAATCTATCTGATTTACATAGATATCCTCTTAAATTAAGTGACCTTATTGTAATGCAAACTAATCCAGATAATGCTCCAGAGAAACTTATATGGGCAAGTAGTCCAGAGTTAGCTATAAATGATTTACCTTGTGTTGGACTGCAAGGAGATGGCTATTATAGACCAATGCAAGTTCAAGGTAAGTGGATTGATTATACTGGTTGTGTAATGTCTATTGACCCATCTGGTAAAGGAGCTGATGAAACTGCTTATGCTATTACAAAGATTCTTAACGGTAATATTTATCTAGTAGCTAGTGGAGGATTTAATGCTGGTTATACTGATTATGTCTTAGATAGAATCACATTGTTAGCTAAAAAACATAAGGTTAATAAAATTCTTATTGAGGATAACTTTGGTCAAGGTATGTTTGAAGCTTTACTTAAACCTTATCTTATAAAACAATATCCTTGTACAACTGAATTGATTAGAAGCACCACTAATAAACATAAAAGAATCATAGATACTTTAGAACCTCTATTGACTCAACATAGACTTGTTATTGATGCTAAAGTTATCAAAGCTGATTATGAAGAAACTAATTCAATTTACTCAACAGAAAGAGCTTTAAGATACCAGCTAATGTATCAGATAAGTAGAATACAATATGGAGCTAATACTCTTGTCCAAGATGATAGATTAGATGCTCTGCAAATGTGTTGTAACTACTGGATTGAACACTTAGCAAAAGACCAAGACATAGCCGTTAAACAAAGAAAAGATGAACTTGTTATGCAAGAGCTTGAGAAGTTCTATAATGTTCCTAATCAGAACACTTGGATATGATTGTCTACGGCTCTTAAAATGACTTCTAAGACCTTTTTATTAATACTTAACATAGGAGAAAAACTAATATGAAGAAGATGTATAAACAACCTAAAGATGCCAAAAGTTTATCTCAAGGTTACATACCACTAGCTATGATGGAGAAGCTTCCTAAGAAAGCTTTCGATAAAAGACCAAAAAAGAAGTTGAAGAAACTTAGAAAAGAAGACACTCCAACTTATACGGCAATGTTGGAAAAATACATAAAACAAAGCTTATTAAAAGTAAAATAAAAAAGTTCCACTATAGGAATACTATAAGTATATCTTAGGTGTTCATTAAAACAGTGAACAGATTAAGACACCAAGTACAATATAAACTTAATGATAATCTTAGAATTAACTATAAGTATATGCAAAGAACAAACCAAAAAGATAAGTATATATCTATGAATAGAAGAATAGACGGTGAAACTACAATAGAAGTTAATGAGTTCATTGATGACCATTTAGAAGACTTCTTTGAGCATATAATATTTTTAGCTTTTGCTGAACTTGAAAGTAAATATGAAAGAAATAAAAAGAAACCTAACTGATTGTTCAGTATGGTTAGCTATGTTCTTTTTAGGTATTCTTTATATGATAGCTTACGGTGTAAAATACTTATTTAGTGTTAGAGTTTTGATATGTGTTGTCATTGCTTATGTCACCTACCCCTACCTCTATAAAATATTTTGGTAAAAAAATCTGACAAGTAGATGTGTATATGACCACCACCCTTTTCCCCATAGTGGCTATGGTCTTTGATTAAGAGATAGTAGGGTATCTATCTATAAAAAATTTTTTATTCTGCAACAATTTCTGCAACAACATTTTATTTCCAGCAGAAACTATGACTATGCACTAGTCTTCTAATCTGATGAGCTAAGATATACTATTGTAAATTAGAATCATTCTAAATTATAGGCAAAAAACCGTCATTTTTTGATTTGGTCATCTGCTTTTTATTATCTGTTTTTAGAATTTTCTTTGCAACAGAATCAATAACTTACAGACTTTCTTAAAAATAATTGTTGATAATTACTTTAAAGTATGAACCTAATATTAGTGTGAGGGGTCTTTGTTTCGATTTTTCACATATAATAATAACTTAAATAGTGAGGGTAAATGACTAAAATAAAAGAAACAATTCCACAACAAAAGATAAAACATAACTACAATGAGTTTGGAGTTTATGAAGACTCTGATGTTTGTGGTGTAATGATTAATGTAAAACCTAGTAGTAAAAAAGTTGCTCGAATTAGTTATCCTTGTAGTCAAGGAGTAATGCTAGAAGCACAACTATGGAATAAAAATAGTTATACTGATAGATTTAAATTTGCTGACAGTAAATATTGTAATTCAAGACTTACATCATTTGAATTTGTTCCAACAAGACATTTTTATCAAACAATCGAATTAGGACAAATATTAATATTAGCTTCAGATAGAAAAACTAATCCATTTGATATTGCAATGGTTACTGGTCTTTTTTCTGACCATATTCAAGTAGTATCAGTTAAATGTTCTAAAGATGTTTTTTATGAAGGTTGGTTTGGTTCAAAGGATATTAAATTAGCTAAAGAAAAAAAAATTCCTATTAGTGAGAAAAAACCACTTAGACTTCTTACAGAAGTTAATAGCATATTATCTTTATATGAGATGTTTAAATTTGATAATCTTGGTAATAGCAGACTAATTCAAAGTTATGTTAGTCCAACGGCTATGCAACCAAATGCTACTTCTTTTACTTATGTAGGTAATAGAAAAGTTGCTGAAGCTTTTGCTTCTAAGCTTAACTCTGTAATTGTTAAAGTAGACGGTACAGAGAGATATGATAGATGTATTGAAAATGTTACATCTTTTTTTCAAACAGTATTCAGAGTTTTCTTTTATAATCTTACTGAAGATTCTAAGGATATGTCTGAACCTCATAGAGTAATGTTCTCTACTGATTACTTTGCTAATAACTTCCAAGACTCAGTTAAGTATCATAAATTCTCTATAACTAATGATAATAACTTTCCTTATAACTCAGCTTATGAGATTTATATCGAGAAGTTTAGAGATGTTTGTCTTGCTGAAAGATACAGACAGATGGACAGAGAGAGAAACAAATCATTAAGAAATTTATTCACACCAAATAAAGAGTGTGCATAGTAATATTAACCAAGTATGCACTAGTTATGAGCTGGTGCATACTAAAGGAGTAGCAATGATAGGAAGAAAGATAAGATTCATAAAGAGAGTTAGAACTAGGGATTCCAACAAAAGAAACAGAAAGAAATGGAATGATAGGTTCATAACAAAAAGTAAAGATAAAGAACATTATGAGAGAATTTTAAATGATGCACTGAAAGAACTTTATGGAGATAAAAATGATTAAATTTGAAGACGGTCTAATTGTTTTTACTAGAACAATAAAGAACAACAAGGGTAAATTACATATTAAGTTAACTTATCCTGATAACGGCTCTTCTTTTTGGCAAGTCAAAACAATGTTTTATAATAGGGAAGATTATATTAGAAGAAGTTGTAAAAATAAAAACTTCCCAAACAATACTGTAACTGATGAATTTTTTAAAGAATGGCATCAAAAGAAAATTGAGGTATAAGGAGATATAAAATGATAAAATACAAACTACAATTAAAAGATAATACAGTGATAGAAACACAAGGTGAAAGCATAAGTGATGCAGTAGACAATTATATTGATGTTTGCCGTATCTATAATAAGTATGACAAGCTTCATATTAAGAATCGTCTAATGATGAACATAGTAAGAGTGCTTGGTTCTAACATTAAACGATAAGATTGGGTGGTCATTATATTAATATTACGGCTCTGGTGTTCTGACCACCCTCACAATCCAGAGCCACCTTTTTAGGAGTAATGAAAATGTTATTTAACATAGATGTAAAAGACACTGACGACTTAACACAAGAAGCAAGACAAAAGATAGCAGAGGGTGTTAATCAAATAGCTGATGAAAGAATTTATAAATACATAGATAAACAATCAGCTATAGAACAAGAAGAAGAGCTTACAGTAGAGCTGAATAAAAATTTCTTAAATTTTATGGATAGGCATACATCAATGCCAATAGTTAAAAGAACTGATATTAATGCCAGAACTACAATCGAAATGATAAAGGAATCATATAAAGTTTTTCTTGCTCATTCTGGAATTAAAACAGTACCAGTTAGTGAGAAAGATTTATCTATCAGTGCTAAGTCAAACAAGGGGACAAGAGTTATCCAAAAGTTAATTTATTCTTTGCTGATTTGTTCCAGCCAATCATATAAAAAGAAACCATTTATGATAAAGTTTAGAGAAGAGTTTAGTTTCGTAAATCCAAATTCATTTAACAGAGTTTTAAATAATATGTTGAAACTTAGAATGATTGTTATTGATACTAAGTACAAAACAAAACCTTTATTAAAAATAAATCAAAGTTATAAAGTATATTAAATGTTAAGAATTATTCTAGATATTGGCTCTAAAGTTTTTTGTTCTTACAAAAGGTTTAAGAGCAGTGAGTATCGATATCAATATTTTATTTACAACTTGAGAAATCAATATCCAAACAAATTGATTTATAAAATAAGGGTTGCAAATCTTAAATGGTATCAAAAGAAAATTGAGGGTGATGACTGTAGTTTTAAGTTTGGTAAATACATTATCATTATCTCCAGAACAAATCTTAAATCTGACAAAGTAACTAATTGGAGTGAAAAGAAAAAGAAACTTAGATTTGAAAAAACAATATAAACAAGTGAGGGTAAAATGAATATCGTAAATAAACTACCAAGAGGTATTAGTTTAAGAAACACAACAACATTGCAGATAACTGCAAGTAAAAATTTTGACGGTAAGTTAGCTAGAAAGACAAAAGATTTAAGGATCAGCTTACCTAAAAACTATTCAGCAAAGCAGTATGAATCAGCTTTTTATCAAGCTCTATCAGAAGCATTAAAAATAAAAGCATCATTAACTGACATTGTAGAAAAAGGTAATGATGATAGCTTCAGTAAAAATCAAAAACAGTTAGCAACAATCAAAGATGTTTTTGACAATGTATTTGAATCAAAGTGGAAAGATACTGCATCTGAATACAACTCAATAATATATTATAATGATGTCTGTAGATTTTTTGGTGCAGACAAAGAGATGTCTAAAATAAAGTTTGAGGATATCGAGCAATTTAAAAAGGAACTACAAAAATATATTGGTGAAAGAAATTGCATTGGTACTGCAAACAATAGAAGTATTAATAAAAGGTTATCTTTTTTAAGAGTCTTGTACAAAGAACTACAGAATAGAAAACTTGTAAGTCCAGAGTCAGTTCCAACAATGTTAAATCTATCAGTTAGTGAAACAAAACAAAAACCAATTATGGAAACAAGACAACAAATTGAGATGCAAGAAGCTATTAAATCTCATAATGATGAAGAGTTTTTAGATTGGTTTGTTTTTGCATTACATAGTGGACTAAGACATAAAGAAATAGAATCTCTTACAATCGATAACATTAAGAAAAAAGAAGATGGTTTCTATTTAGATTTTTATAGAACTAAGACTGATTGTTACACTGATTTTAAATTAGATACAGTTGCAGTTCAATGTATTAATAGAGCAAAGTTAAGAGCTTTGTCTAGACCTAACAGAAAATTATTTAATATAACTAAAGGTTCAATTAGACATAAGTGGGATAGGTATAGGTCACTCACATCTATGGATAGCTCTTATGTTCCTTATACAACAAGGCACACTTTTTGTTCTCAAGCTATCTCAATGGGTATTGATTTAAAAACAATTCAATATGTAATGGGTCATAAAAACATTCAGACAACTCTAACTTACTATGCAAAGCCAACTGCTGAAATGAAAAGAAAAGTTGCTGAACAAATGGATTTAAATTTTAACAACAAAAGGAGAGCAAATGAAATTTAATAATCAATTAATAAAAAAATTTCTTAAACTGAACCGTAAAGATAGAGAGTACATTCTTTGGAATATTTATCATACTCTTATTGCTTTGGCTTTGTTTGGTTTACTCATTATTGAGCTACTCGAATACTTTAGATATCCAGATTACTTTTTTAATGTATGAGATGGCTATGCAACTAAACAAAAAAGAAATGGAATTGTTATCTTGGGCATTTGAAACTTTAGAAGATTCGATATGGTCAGATGATAATAGATGGTTTGATATTAAAGAATGTAGAAATACCTCAGAACAAATTAAAGAACTAAAACTTAAATTAAGGAGCATATATGATAAGACACAATCTTGATGATTTAGATGAACATCTGGCAGAACTTTTAAGAGTTGGTGTTGGTGGTAAGTTTAAAGATAAAAATGATTACACTCAAAGAGTTCAAGAAGAACTTGATTGGGAAGACAAAATGTTAAGGGGTGGTATCGATAGGTCACAAAGAACTTGGAAAAATGCTTTAGCAAAACAACAAGAATCAACAACACTTATTGGAATATTATTACTACAAAAATATGTATCAATACTCAGTCAACAAATAAATGATTGGATAAAGATAGCACTTAGTGGAGAAGCTGGTAGACACCAAATTGCTTCTAAATTGATATGCCAATGTTTAGAGTCTAAATATTTTGATGCAAAAAAATTAAAGTCAGATGATACAAGCAAGTGGGATAACTGTAGTTTAATTATATTAAAATCTTGTATTGACGGTATATCTCATAGGCAAACATTAAATAGATTGTCAGTTAAGATTGCAAATAGTTTGGAGATGGAAGCAAGAATCACATTATTTCAAAACAAGGACACAAAAGGTTTTAGACAAATAGCAAAGAGAATGAGTAGCTCTAAGTCTATTCCCCTAACTGAAAACAAATATGTCTACAAGAAAAATGTTTGGGTTTATTATATGAACAAAGCTAATCTTGAGTTTGCTAAATGGGACAAGATAGAAAGAGTTCATTTAGGTACAAAGTGTATCGAGCTTGTAAGTATATTAGGTCTTGTTACAACTAACACAAGAAAAGTAGCAAGAAATAAATCAATTAAATATGTTGAAGCTACAAATAAATTAATAAAAGATATTCAAAGTTTCAATATGTCTAATGAAGCATTACACCCAGAGTTTATGCCAATGCTGATGCCACCAAGAGAATGGTCAAACTTTTTTGATGGTGGTTATTACGGCAAAAAGTATAATAAAAATAATAACCTCAAGGAAATATCAAATGCACTACAATCTCCAAAAGACAAGAACAAGAAACATACTTGAAGAAGCTAATAATATGAGTGGTTCTATGCCAATCATATTTAAAGCTATCAATACAATTCAGAATACTGAATGGATAATAAATCAAGATGTTTACAAACTGATACATACTTGTCTTAAAAACAATTATAGACTAGGCAATCTTCCAGTGAATCCAGACACAATAGAGTTACCACCTAAGATTGGTGATTTAAAAAATGATAGGGAAGCTCTTAAAGATTGGAAAAGAAAAGCTAACAACTGTTATAAACAAAGACATAAAGAAGTATCTAAGTTTATTCAAGTCCATCAGATAATGCAGATAGCTAGTAAGTTACTGAACAAGAGTTGTTACTTCCCACATCAATATGATTTTAGATGGAGAATCTACCCTAAACCAGCTTTGTTAAATCCTCAAGGAGCTGATTGGTCTAGGACATTGTTAACTTTTAAATATGGTAAAAGATTAAAAACTGAGGAAGCATTAAACAGATTAAAAATTGCTGGAGCTGGGTTGTACGGTGAAACAGATAAAGAAGATTTAGATACAAGACTTAAATGGGTTGATGATAATGAGCAAAGAATTATATCAACGGCAAAGAATCCACTTGAAGATAACTGGTGGTCTTCTGCTGATAAACCTTTTGCTTTTTATTCTTGGTGTAATGAATATAAAAAATTAGCTGAAGAAAAATTTTCATTACAATTTATTTCATCAATACCAATACAAGCTGATTGTAGTAACAGTGGACTTCAACATTACTCAGCTATGTTAAGAGATGAGATTGGTGGTAAAGCAACAAACCTAATACCAGATAGTAAACCTCAAGATGTTTATGGAATGATTGCAGAGAAAGTAAAAGCTAAATTGTTAAAAAAGAAAAGTGAAAAGATAGCTTCTCTTTGGTTAGCTTGGGGTATCGATAGAAAGATATGTAAGAAATCTACAATGTGTTTACCTTATGGTCTTACCAAGTATAGTTGTAGACAATATTTAGAAGATGAAGTTCTTAAACAACAAAAAGAAAAAGGTAAAATAAACCCATTCAATGATAATTTATTCAAAGCTACACAATATTTAACACCAATAGTTTGGGATAGTATTGGTGAGATTGTTGTGGGAGCTAGGAAAGTTATGAAGTATGTGCAAACAATTTCTAGATTAGTTGCTTCAGAAAATTTACCAGTGACTTGGATAACTCCACTGAATGCTCCAGTTCAAATGTTAAATTATAAAATGGAAAACAAAAGAGTTAAAACAAAAATGGGTGATAGTATTATTAAAGTTTCTATACAAAGAGAAACAAAAAATATTTGTCCCAGAGCTACGGCACAATCAGTAGCTCCTAATCTAATTCATTCCATAGATGCTTGTCTTCTTATGAAGTCAGTAGTTATGGCAAGTGAAAGAGGTGTTGATAGTTTTAGTATTATACACGATTCATTTGGTGTTGTTGCTAGTGACTATCACATAATGGCAAAATCTTTAAGAGAATCTTTTATTGATTTGTACTCAGAAGATTTGCTGAAACAATGGTCTACTTATATGTATGATATGCTTAGTGATAAGAACAAGAAAAGATTTCCAGAGATGCCAAAGCAAGGTACTCTTAAATTAGATGATGTTCTGCAATCTGAGTTCTTCTGCATATAAAGTGACACTATAGATATACTTAAAGAAAGGAGTATTAACTTATGGAAGAACTAAAAGTAAGTTCATTAGGAGAAGCTATTTATCCTAGACTTCAAGTAGCTGACACTAAGTTCGATAAAGACGGTGTTTATACTTGTAAGTTAAAAGTTAAAAAAACAGAAGCAACTGATATGCTGAATGATATTAAGTCAGCCCTAGTTGACTCTCTTAATGATGCTAAAAATAGCAATCAAGGTAAGAATATAAAGGAAGCTCCACCACCGTATAAGGAAGATGGGGACAATGTTATATTTAATTTTAAGGTTAAAGCTAGTGGAATCAATAGCAAGACTGATCAAAGATATGAGAGGAGAATCAGAATATTAGACTCTCAAAAAAATCCAATACCAATGGATAAGATGATTGGCAATGGTTCTAAAATTAGATTGGTTTACTTAGCTAAAAAGTATTATTCCCCAGCAATAGGTTCTGGTGTAACTCTACAACCAAGAATAGTACAAGTTGTCGAGTTAAAAGAATATGCAAGTTCACAAGGAGATAACCTACTAGATAAACTAGATGGCTTCTCTCTTGATGAAGAGCAAGAAGTAACAGTAAATGATGAAGCTGACTTCTAGCAAACCAAATCTTAAAAGTGGGTTGGAAAAAGACCTCTATAAATTTCTGAAGTCTAAGAAATTAGATTTTAGTTATGAGGGTGCAAAAATTTATTTTATGCAACCAGCTCAAAAAAGATTTTATAGACCTGACTTTGTGTTTAATTATACTGATGACTTGGGACAAGCTATCTTTATAGAAGCTAAAGGAAGATTCCTAACTTCTGACAGAAAGAAGCACAGAATAATCAAGGAGCAGTATGATAACATCAAAGTTAGGTTTATATTTTCTAATAGCAAAATTAAAATAGGAAAGAAATCTAAAACAACTTACGGTGATTGGTGTAATCACTATGGTTTTGAATACCACTGCATTCATTCAACAAAAGAATTGTTTCCTAAAAAATGGATTAAAGAAATTAAAAGTTTAAATGCAAAGGAGAAGTAAATGAGATATGAAACTAAATTTATTGTTGTTCATTGCAGTGCAACAAGACCATCTCAAGATATAGGAGTAAAAGAAATCGATAGGTGGCATAGAGAAAGAGGTTTTATAAAAGTAGGTTATGCAACAGTCATAAAAAGAAACGGTGAGATTGAGAGAGGAAGAGAAGATGATGAAGTTCAAGCTCATTGTAAAGGATATAACAATATCTCAACATCAGTTTGTTTAATAGGTGGTAGCAAAGAAGAAAATTATAAAGAACCAGAAGATAACTTTACTGCTGAACAGTGGGAAGCACTCAAGAAAGAATTAGAAAGATTAGCAATTAAATATCCTAATGCTAAAATTCTGGGACATTATCATTTATCAGATATAAAAACTTGTCCTAATTTTGATGTAGATGAATTTTTGATAAATGAACAGATACCTAATTATGACTACGATAGACACCATAAACAAGGAAAGTAAATTTGTTAAACATCTTCCTTGTGAAAAGTGTGGGTCAAGAGATAACAAGGCACTCTATGTACATAACAACGGCAAATATCATTCTTACTGTTTTGGTTGTAATGACTTTCAGAATGATACAGACAATGAGGAACAAGTGAAACCTATAGTCAAACAAGTAAACAAAGAATTTTTATCTGGTGAATATGACAACTTGATGAAGAGAAGAATCAATGAAGAAACTTGTAAGTTTTTTAATTATCAAGTTGGTAAAGAAAACGGTAAAGCAGTTCATATTGCTAACTATTATAATAGTGAACATAAGATAGTAGCTCAACATTTGAGATACCCAAACAAAGCATTTAAGTGGATAGGTGACTTTCAAAATGTAACATTGTTTGGTCAACAGAACTGGAGAGATGGTGGTAAAAAATTAATTATTACAGAGGGGGAATTAGATGCTATGTCAATTTCACAAATACAAAAGCATAGATACCCAGTAGTTTCAATTCCATCTGGTGTTGGTTCAGCTAAAAAATTTATATTAAAAGAACTCCAATGGATAGCTAAGTTTGATGAAATAATATTATGTTTCGATAATGATGAAGTTGGTATAGCAACTAGTAGAGATTGTGCCAGTGTTCTTCCAGTAAGAAAAGGTAAGATTGCTACACTGCAAGGTAAAGATGCAAATGAATTATTAGTAAAAGGTAAAGAGAATAAAATTATAGATGGTATCTTTGAAGCTAAAACTTTTACACCTCAAGGTATTATTCTTGGAGCTGACACAAAAAATATTTTATTACAAGATGATTTAGTTGATGCAATTCCTTATGGTTGGAATGGTTTAAATAATAAATTAAAAGGAATAAGAAAGTCAGAACTAAATCTTATATGTGCTGGAACTGGTACTGGTAAGAGTCAAGTATGTAGAGAACTTGCTTACTATTTAATTAAGAAAAATAAAAAGGTTGGTTACATAGCATTAGAGGAATCAGTACAAAGAAGTATCAGAGGACTTGTTGCTATTGAGATGGAAAAGCCAATACATTTACCAGAGGTTAGAAAAATATGTACAAAAAAAGAAATGATTGAAGCTTGGGAAAAGGTTTCTAATAATGTTTGTTTTTATGACCATTGGGGTTCAACAGATTCAGATGATTTAATGAATAGAATTAGATATATGGTTCAAGGTCTGGGTTGTGAATACATTTTCTTAGACCATATTTCTATAGTTATATCTGGTTTAAGTGAGGGAGATGAAAGAAGACTTATAGATAATACAATGACTTCACTTAGAAAATTAGTAGAAGAGTTAAAGATATGTCTTTTTCTTGTTAGTCATTTAAAAAGATTAGACGGTAATAAAGGTCACGAGAGTGGAGAAGTTCAAGTAAGTCTTAGTCATTTAAGAGGTAGTCAAAGTTTGGCACAACTAAGTGACGGTATTATATCCTTATCAAGAAGACAAGAATCAGATGATGTAAGTACAGATATGACAGTGAGGGTTCTCAAAAATAGGTTTTGTGGAACGATTGGTTATGCAACAACTTTAGTTTGGAATGAATCAACTAATAGACTCACTGAAAAATGGACAAAAGAAAATTAAAGAAATTGATTATGGCTTATCTTGTAGATAAAGAAGAATATAAAAATTTTAGTAAGAGAGATAAGAAGTATATTCAAGAAGTTTTCATAACAATAATGGATTCAGTTTATCTAACAATAAAACATAAGAATGTGATTCCAGTAATATTAACAAGAGATGTTGATACTCAGATTATTCTAGCAAATGCTTTAGGTAGTTTGTTTGAATATGTACCTAGTGTTGGCAAAATAAGAATAGTGGTGGTGCAATGAAATTAGTATTTGATATAGAAACAAATGGTTTACTCGAGGAAGTAACAAAAATTTTTTCTATTGTCGCTGAAGATTTAGATACACAAAAGGTTTATTCATTTACTCCAGATAACATTGATGACGGTGTTAAATTAATATCTAAAGCTGACTTACTTGTAGGTCACAACATACAAGGTTTTGATATTCCAGTTATTGAAAAGCTATATGACATTGAAATAAAAGCAGAACTATTTGATACCTTAATTGTGTCAAGATTAATCTATTCTAATTTATTTGATAAAGATTTAGAGTTTAAAAAAATACCTAGCAGATTGTTTGGTAAGCATAGTCTAGAAGCTTGGGGACATAGGTTAGGACAACATAAAGGTGAGTATCTTAACATTAATGGATTCGATAAATGGACTCCAGAGATGCAAGAGTATTGTGAGAATGATAATAAAATTACTTTACAATTATATAAACATTTACAGAACAAAAGGTATTCAAGTCAAGCAATAGAATTAGAGCATCAGTTTGCACATTGGATTAGAAAACAAGAAAGACTTGGTGTTAATTTTGATGTGAATGAAGCTAAGAAACTGCAAAAAGAATTATTAAAAAAAGTTGTGAAGATAGATAAAGAATTAAGAAAATCTTTTCCAGAAAAAATAATAAAAAGAATATCAGAGAAAACTAACAAACCACTCAAAGATAAAATAGAAATTTTTAATCCAAGTTCTAGAGAACAAATTTCAAGTAGACTTATTGAGAAGTATAATTGGAAACCATTATTATTCACTCCTACTGGTAAACCAGAAATAAATGAGAGAATATTAAAACAACTAAAATATCCAGAAGCAAAACTTTTAGCTGAACATTTTATGTTACAGAAAAGGTTGGGACAAATTGCAGATGGTGATCAAGGTTATTTAAAAATTGAAAAGAAAGGAAAAGTATATGGAAAAATTATTACGAATGGTGCAATCACTGGTAGATGCACCCACCATTCTCCCAATCTTGGGCAAACGACTTCAGCAAATTTACCTTACGGTAAAGAGATTCGTTCTCTCTTTTATGCTCCTAATAGTATGGTTATGTGTGGCATTGATTTCAGTAACTTGGAGCTTCGTATTACTGGTCATTACTTATCTCCTCTTGATGGGGGTAGCTTTATTAACAAACTCCTTGAAAAAGATTTACACTCAGAAAATCAAAAAGCACTTGGACTCAGTAGCAGAACAGATAGTAAGAAATTTATCTTTTCTTATATCTATGGAGCTGGTGATAAAAAAATTGGTGAGATTATTTCAAAAGATGCTGGTGAAGTTAAGAGAATTAGAAAAAATCTGGAGAAAAACATTCCAGCTTTGGTAACCTTAAAAGATAATGTAATCAATGCAGTCAGAACAAAAGGTTTTTTAAGAGGTCTTGACGGTAGACAACTTACACCAAGAGGTGAACATTCGAGTCTAAATACTTTAATACAATCTGGTGGAAGTATTGTTGTGAAACAAGGAACTATTATAATGAATCAGCTATTAGAAGATGCTAGTTTTATTTGGGGTAAAGACTATGGAATGGTTCTACATATTCACGATGAAATGCAGTTCATTGTTGCTGAAGATAAACTGAAGCAATTTAAAGAAATCTCAAAACAAATCTTTAAGTTAACTCAAGACAAATTAAAGTTGAGAGTACCACTTGATGGAGAACTTAAAGTAGGAAAAAATTGGAGTGAAACACACTAAGGAATATGATATTAATTTCAAAAAGGACTTAGAGTTTGGTCTGAAATGGGAAAACAAACTAAAGAAAATTTTAAAAGATGTTAAGGTAGAAGTTAAAACAGATAGGAAGTGGTCTACTACTGGTAATCTAGCCGTTGAGATTGAGTCAAGAAACAAACCATCTGGTATTAAAGTTACTACTGCTCAGTATTGGAGTTTTATTTTATGGGAAAAAGATAATGACACTCCAAGTATCATATTAATATCAACAGATAAATTAAAAATATTTGTTGAATTTTATTTAAAAAAGAATGGTTACATTTATGGTGGAGATAACAAAACATCAAAGTTAGTTCTTATACCTATAAATAAAGTATTTAATCATTCATATTTTGTGGAGAAAGTAAATGCCAAAGACATTATTAGTTGATGCAGATATTCTAGTTTATAAAATTACTTCAGCATTAGAAGAACCAGTTGACTGGGGTAATGATGAATGGACTTTGCATTGTGATTTTAAACAAGCAAAAGAACAATATCTAGAGCTACATAAATATTATTTAAAAAAATCATTGTGTGATTTTGCTATTCATTGTTTTTCTGACAAAGAAAATTTTAGGAAAGATTTAGATTCGAGTTACAAAGCTCATAGAAAATCGATAAGAAAACCTATTTGTTATAAACCATTAAAAGATTTTGTTTGTAGAGAACTTACATCTCAGATTTATCCAAGACTAGAGGGAGATGATACAATAGGTATTTTAGCTACTGGAACTTATAAAGATAAATGTGTAATTTTCTCGACTGATAAAGATTTAAAAACTATAGCTGGAATACATTATAATGAAGAGGAAGATAAGTTAATAAAAATTTCAGAAAAACAAGCTGACTATAATTTTTTAACACAAACTCTGACTGGTGATACTGCTGACGGTTATGCTGGTTGTAAAGGTGTTGGAAAAGTATCTGCAAAAAGATTATTGAAACCGTCAAATACTATAAATGAAAACTGGGAAATTGTTGTTAAGCAATTTGAGAAAGCTGGTCTTACTCCAAATGATGCTTACCATCAATCTAGATTAGCAAGGATAGTAAGAGATGGTGAATATAATACTGAAACTAATACTATTAACTTATGGAGTTTTAACTATGAAAAGTACACAAATATTAAAGACCTCAAGCAACTTGGTTAGTGAGGATAGACACAAGAAGTATGGGGATAAATTAGTAAATCATCAGAACATAGCTAACCTTTGGAATAGTTATTTATTTAATAATAAATCTACAACAATGATTTCACCTAAAGATGTTGCCGTAATGATGGCACTTTTAAAAATAGCAAGAACTCAAGCTGGTGAGGATAATGATGATAATTATATAGATGCTTGTGGTTATATGGCAATAGCTGGAGAGCTAATGAATAGAACAAAAGATTAAGTGACACTTTAGGAGAACTTGCTATGGATATTAAAGAACCCCAAATTTCTAAAGCTCTTATAGAGTATTTAGACAAGCTTTTCCCAAATGCTTGTGCAGAACTAAAAGATGAAATGAAAGATGTCTTTTATAAATCTGGTCAAAGAAGTGTGTACAGTCATTTGAAACAATTATATGATAATCAACACAATAAAGGAGATACTTAAAAATGTGTGTAAGTGCTAGACCCTCAGCTCCACCACCACCTCCTCCAGCTCCAGAACCACCAGTGAAAGTTAAAGATGTCACTGCTGAGAAGAAGCAATCTGCTCCAATAGATGCTGAATCTGAAGCTAAAGGTAGAGCAAGAGTTACAGAAAAGAAAAGAGTAGGTAGAAGTTCTTTAAGAATACCTCTAGCTTCTTCTGGACTTAGTTCTAGTGGTGTTAATTTCCCAACTTCCTAAAGGATAATTAATGGCTACAGAAACTTATAATCTTCCAATGAATGATTTGGGTAATGACAAGAATCAACCTAATACTATTCAAGGACAGTATCAGAAGATGTTACTGCATAGGGAGATTTATCTCGATAGAGCAAGAGAAAGCTCTGAACTAACAATACCTTATTTATATCCACCAGACGGCAACAATGAAGCTACTGAATATGCCACTCCATATCAAAGTGTTGGTTCGAGGGGTGTTCTTTCGTTAGCATCTAAACTGATGTTGGCTTTGTTTCCTCCCCAAGCTCCCTTTTTCAGATTAGATGTTGACGAATTAGTTTTTAAACAATTATCAGATAATCCAGATTCAAAAACAGAAATACAAAAAGGTTTAGCAAAAATAGAAAAATCTGTAATGGATAATATTGATGCAACCAATGATAGAGTAGCAGTTTATGAGTGTTTAAAACAATTAATAGTATCTGGAAATGTACTATTAAAAGTTCAAGAAGAGGGTTTAAAAGTTTATAGACTTGATAACTATGTAATCTCTAGAAGTCCTAGAGGTGTTCCAATTAAAATAATTATTAAGGAACTTATAGCAGTAGAAAATTTACCAGAAGAAATAGCAAATAAAATACCTAAAGAAGATAGGGAAAAAGGTGGTGTTGTTTCCTTATTTACTTGCATTAAAAAAGAAAAAGACGGTTATAGTGCAATGCAAGAAGCTGGTAAAATTAAACTCAATACTATTCTTTATAAAGATGATGAGCTACCATTTATACCTCTAACATTTAACTTGATTGATGGAATGTCTTATGGAAGAGGTTTGGTAGAAAATGTCATAGGTGATTTAAGAAGTTTAGAGGGACTTACAAAAGCTATTATTGAGGGAAGTTCAGCTTCATCAAAAATGTTATTTATGGTTTCTCCTAATGGAACTACTAGAGCTAGAAGTTTAGCTAAAGCTCCTAATGGAGCTATCATAGAGGGTTCAGCATCTGATGTTTCAGTTTTACAAGCTAATAAATTTAATGACTTTAGAGTAGCTTTAGAAACAATGGCAAGAATAGAACAGAGATTACAGTTTGCTTTCTTGTTAAATTCTTCTGTACAAAGACAAGCAGAAAGGGTCACGGCTACAGAAATAGAATTATTAAAAAATGAATTACAAGAACAACTTGGTAATGTTTATGGAATCTTAACTAATGAATTTCAAATTCCATATCTTACCGTAAAAATGAATCTTTTGAAAAAAAGAAAACTACTTCCAGAACTTCCTAAAGATATAGTCAAGGTTAAAATCTTGGTTGGTTTAGAAAGTTTAGGTAGGTCTTCAGATAGAGTAAGATTAATAACTTTCATATCTGATTTAGCTCAAACACTTGGAGCTGAAACTTTGGCAAAACATATAAACTTAGATAATGCTATTCATAAATTTGCAGTAGCAAACTCTATTGATATTGATGGATTAATTAAATCAAAAGAGCAAATTGCAGATGAACAAAATCAAGCATATCAACAACAAGTGTTTAGTCAGTCAGTTGCAAATCCTCAAGTGGTCACTAAGATGGCAGAGCATATTGATAAAAATAACAAAGCACTATCTATAACAGAAGATGGTAATATAGGTATTGTTCCAAAAACTAATCAAGGAGAAACATAAAAAATGAGTAACACTGAAAGACTAGAAATAAACCCTAATCAAATTTATGATGATATAGATAACTCTCAAGAACAGTTAGCTAAAGAGGGAATAGATATAAATAAAGATGTTGTAACATCTAAAGATGGCACTACGGCTACAGTATCAACACCAGATACTCAACCAATGTCTAGTGAAACAAGACCAAGTTGGTTACCAGAAAAGTTTACTAGTGCTGAAGAAATGGCTAAAGCTTATAGTGAATTACAAAAGAAACAATCTCAAAAACAACAAGAAGATAATCAAGAAACTCAGCAAACAGAAAATGAACAAACTGATGGTGAAGAAGTTCAAGAGGTTGGTCTAGAAAAATTCTACACTGAGTTTGATGAAAAAGGTGAGTTATCAGATAATAGTTATAATGAACTCGAAGATATGGGATTGCCTAGAGATTTAGTTAACTCTTATATAGATGGTCAAAAAGCTATTGCTGATCAACACATAAATTCTGTACATCAAACAGTAGGTGGTAAAGATAACTATGAAGCTCTGATTGGTTGGGCAAGTGAAAATTTATCACAAGAAGAAAAAGAAGCATTTAATCACACTGTTGATTATGGAAGTGTTCAACAATTAAATATGGCTTTGCAAGGTCTTATGAGTAGAGCTGGTGTAAGTTCTCTTTCTCCTCAACCTCAACAACAAGAATTATTTGAGGGTCAGACAACTAACTACGGTTCTGATGCTCCTTATCAATCTATTGCTGAAATGACTACAGATATGAATAATCCTAAATATGAAAATGACCCAGCTTATAGAGATATGGTAGAAAGAAGATTATCTAAGAGCAATATATTATGATTCCATTTTCTACTATCTTGGGGGGTGTAACTTCTTTAGCTTCAACTTGGTTAGAGGGTAAACAGAAAAAAGCTCAACTCAAGCAAGAGGTAGAATTAACAAAATTAAATGCACAAAAAACTGTTATAGAAAAAACGGGAAAATGGGAGCAGTCTATGGCAGATGCCAGTAGTCAAAGTATAAAAGATGAATTATGGACTATAGCATTTATTATAATAATCTTTGCTTCTTTTGTACCAGCATTACAACCTTTTATGAAACAAGGTTTTGCTTTTCTAAAAAATGATTGTCCATCTTGGCTCAGTAGTGGAATTTTAATCTCTATTTGTGCTTCATTTGGAATTAAAGGTTTATCTGGCTTCATTAAGAAGAAATAATAATAACATTAATATAAGGAGAGCTTATGGCTTACGGCAAGAAAAAATCATCTATGCACAAAACTAAAGATGGTAAAATGGCTAAAAAAGGTTTGTACTATAATATAAATAAAAGAAAAAAAGCTGGTACATCTAGGTCAAAAAAGAAATCTACCATCTCAAAAGAAGCCTACAAAAGAATGCAAGGTGGTTTTAAGAAAAAATTAAAGGTTAAATAATGGTTACTTATATACTTATTAATTTAGCAATTTACATTATTTTTTAAGGAGTTGAAATGAATAAAAAACAAAGAGAACAATTAAAAATTCATTCTAAACATCATTCAAAAAAGCATATCAGTATGATGATTAAAGAAATGACTAAGAATAAAAAATCATTTTCTCAAGCACATAAGTTAGCACAAAAAGAAGTTGGAAAATGAGTATTCAGATACTCCCCTTTTTTGCATTATATCTTTTGCTTTCTACTGGTGAAGAAAGATATGTTGGTAATGTAACAACTTGTGACGAGGTAGAAACTGTTATTGAAGATATGAAAAAAGAAAAACTTACAGAAGAAGAACAACAACAAGTTTGGGGTTATGCTTGTGTAAATGAAGAAGTACATAGGTTAAGACAAGTAGGTCAAGGATATGTTTTAGAAGATGTCAAATAAAGAAAATAAACCATTAAATAAAATTATTAGAGAAACTAAAGGTAACAAAAAATTTAAAGTATTTGTCAAAGATAAATCTAGTGGGAATATAAAAACAATTAGATTTGGAGATGCTTCAATGTCTATTAAAAGAGATGACCCAGCTAGAAGAAAATCTTTTATGGCTAGACACAAAGCAACATTGTCAAAAGTAAAAGGTCAAAAAAATCTTTCTCCAGTTTACTGGGCAGTAAGAAGCTGGAAACTGGGAACTAAGATATCTTAATCACCATCTCTCTTTAGAGAGGTGACTTATCGAAATTAAAAAGTAAAGCCACTTACGAGTGATAACTTTTCTGAGTCAATACTAGATAGGGTAACTTAACACTAAACTAACAAACATAATATAAGGAGAAAAATTATGAGTAATGCAACCCCATCAAGGTTAGGTCAAGCTCTAGCTACTGGTGATGCTAATGCTCTTTTTCTAAAAAAGTTCAGTGGTGAGATTTTGTCAGTATTCCAAAGAGAAAATATGATGTTGAATATGGTACAAAAAAGAACCCTGACTCAAGGAAAAAGTGCTTCATTCCCAGTTACTGGAAAGACCACATCAAGCTATCATACTATTGGTAATGAGATTACTGGAGATGCAATTAAGCATCAAGAGAAGATTATCAACCTAGATGATATCTTACTATCAAGTGCTTTCATTGGTGAGATTGACGAGCTGAAACTACATTATTCTGTTCGAAATATCTATGCTAGTGAACTTGCCAGAGCCTTGAGTACGAGAGTAGACAAGCACTTGTTATCACTAAGTGTTTTAGCTTCACAAGGAAGTGCAAACATTTCTGGTGACACTGCTGGTGGTTTAGAAATCACTGATGCAGACTGTGACACTAATATGGATTCAATGATTGCATCTATCTTTGAGGGTATTCAAAGACTAGATGAAAATGATGTTCCATCTACTGATAGAGTCATTGTTGTATCCCCAGACATTTACTATAAGTTAGCTAATGTTGATAAGCTGGTATCAAGAGATTTCAGTGACAACAATGGTGACTTTGGTAAAGGTTCAGTAGTAGCTATTGGAGGTGTTCCAGTTATAAAATCGAACACTGCCGTAGATACATTTTCTGACCAAAGTGGTGATTCAACTACTGGTCAAAACAATACTTATACTGGTGATTTCCAGTATCATAAAGCAGTATTGTTTCACAAAAGTGCATTAGGTTGCTTAATGGCTAAAAACTTAGTCACTGAAGTAACTTACGACCCAAGAAGACTTGGGACACTAATGACCTGTAGAATGGTTATGGGTGCTGGTATTTTAAGACCAGAATCAGCCGTATCTATTAAAACACAATAATAGACTAGGAGATAGGGGAGTGTAAAAGCTCCCCTACTTTATATATGACAATTACACATAGAACTACTCAGCTAGAAGCCGTTAATACAATTTTATCTACTATTGGTGAAGCTCCTCTAAATACACTTGTTGGAACTTTACCAGTTGATGGTACTGTAGCTAAAAATGTATTGAATGAAGTGTCTAGAGATGTTCAATCTGAGGGTTGGCATTTTAACACTCATTATAAAGTTCAATTACCAAGAAACACAAACAACAAAATCCCACTAGCTACAAACATTGTTAGAGTAGAATTAAATCCAAGAAAATATGCAAAAACAAATTTTGATGTAGTACAAAGAAATAATTTTTTATATAACTTAGCAACTAACTCAGATACATTTGATGAAAATTTAGAAGATGTTGTTGTAGTTTATTTACTTAATTTTGATGATATACCAGAACAAGCAAAAAAATATATTACAATAAGAAGTGCTAGAATATTTCACGATAGAACACTAGGAGCTAATGCTTTACATAAATTCACAACTGAAGATGAAAAGAAAGCATACTCTATTTTATTACAAGCAGAATCTAATACTGGTGATTATTCTATATTTGACACACCAGAACAAGAATATGTAATTAATCGATTTAGAGGTTTCTAATGCCTTTAGTATCAAGAACAATTCCAAACTTAGTACAAGGGGTTAGTCAACAACCAGAAATATTAAGACTACCGTCACAAGCTGATGAACAAGTTAATGGCTTTAGTTCTGTTGTTGAGGGGTTAAAGAAAAGACCACCAAGCAAACATATTGCTAAAATATCAACAACAAGTTTTGCTAATTCTTTTGTTCATACTATTAATAGAGATGTTACTGAAAGATATGTAATATCTATATCTGCTAATTCTATTAAAGTTTTTGAAATTGATGGAACAGAAAGAACAGTAGTTGCACAAACTGGTGCTTTAAATTATTTAGATGCTACAAACCCTAAACAAGATTATGTAGCAACAACAGTTGCTGATTTTACTTTTATATTAAATAAACAAAAAGTACCTCAATTTGATAGTACAGTTACATCTGGAGCTAAAGTAGAACAAGCAGTATATACAGTTTTACAAGGAGTTAGTTCAGCTAGTTATAGTTTGACAATAGACAATACTCAATACACTTCTGGAGGTTCTACTAACGGTGAAACTATTAGAGATAATTTATTCTCAGCAATACAAGGTAGTCCCCCAACAGATGTTACTGTAGTCAAGATTGGTGTAGGTAGTATAGGTATTACAAAATCATCTGGAACACTAGCAGTTTCTTCATCTGATGGTTATGGAAATGATGCTTCTCAAGTAGTTAAAGATACAGTACAAAACTTTTCTGATTTACCATCTCCAGCTATAAACAATATGGTTGTTGAGGTAACTGGAGATGCTGGAAATACTTTTGATAATTACTATGTTAAATTTGAAGAATTTCAAGATGGTGACGGTGTTTGGAAAGAAACTGTAAAACCAGATATACAAGTTGCTTTAGACCCAACAACATTACCTCATTCTTTAATTAGAACTGCTGACGGTAATTTTAGATTTACACAATTAGACGGTACAACATATCAAGTAGATGGTACTGATTTTACAACACCTAAGTATGGTCAAAGAGTAGCTGGTGACGAAGACTCAGCTCCTACTCCTAGTTTTATAGGTAGAAAACTAAATGACTTATTCTTTCATAGAAACAGACTAGGATTCTTGTCAGATGAGAATGTTATTATGTCGAGAGCTGGAGAGTTCTTTGATTTCTTTCCAGAAACTGTAACACAACTATTAGACACTGACCCTATTGATATTGCTAGTACACATACAAAAGTTTCTATACTTAGACACGCCATTTCTTTTGATGAAGAACTACTATTATTTAGTGACCAAACACAATTTATTATGAGTGGTGAAGCTACTCTGACTGCTTCTAATGTAGCTATAAATGTTGCTACAGAATTTGAAGCTGATAGACAAACAAAACCAAAAGGTGCTGGTAGTAATGTATTCTTTACATTTCCTAAAGGTGACTTTACTGGTATGAGAGAGTTTTTTATTGCTTCTGACACAGATACAAAACAAGCAGATGATATAACTGCAAATGTTCCAGTATTTATACCTAAAAATGTTTTTAAAATTACTTCAGCTACAAATGAAAATATATTAGCAATATTAAGTTCTGATTCACCCAACTGTATTTATATTTATCAATATTATGTATCTTCTGGGAAAAGATTACAAAGTGCTTGGCATAAATGGGATTACGGTTTAGCTACAACAGATAATATTTTAAATATAGATTTTATAGAAAACACATTAATTATTGTTAATGAAAGAAGTGACGGTGTTTATCTAGAAAAGGTTGATGTGTCACCAGCTAGAGTTGATACTGGAGCTACTTACTTAACTCACTTAGATAGAAAATTATTAGAAACTGAAGTAACAAAAAGTTATGATTCAGCTACAAATATAACTACAATCACTTTACCTTATGTAATTAATAACACTATGAAAGTAGTAGGTAGGGTTGGTGGAACAAACAAAGCTGGTAGAGAAATTCTAACTAATACACAATCTGGAACTTCAATTACTGTATCTGGTGATATTACAAATTTTAAATTCTTTGTTGGTGAACAATATGAATTTTTATTTAAATTTTCTCAACAATTTGTACAACTAGCTGATAGTAATGGAGCTAGAATTTCTGTTAAAGAGGGAAGATTACAAATAAGAAATTGGAGTGTTTCATTTAATAATACTGGATTCTTTCAAACTGAGGTTACACCAAAAGCTAGAGATACAAGTTCTTCTACATTCACTGGAACAATAACTGGAGCTGGTTTACTTGGTACTGTAAATCTTGAAGATGGAGATTTTAAATTTTCAGTTCAATCAAGAAACGATAATTTAAGTATAGTCCTAAAAAATAATTCGCATCTTCCTAGTAATTTCATCAATGCAAATTGGGAGGGATATTATGTCACCCAAAGCCAAGATATCTAAAAGAGTAGAAGACTATGGTTACTTCAGACTCTCAAAATTATCTGATGCTAAGATACTTGCAAAGACTCTTAGATACGAGGACAAAAGGGAAATTATCAGTGCAAGTGGTAATACTCCACTTATGGCAATATCTAATGGAATATCTGAATCTACTTTATGTTTTACTATTTGTAATGTACAAAACATTCCTATTGCTATTTTTGGAGTAAATGTATTTGGAGCTATATGGTTTTTAGCAACACCAGAATTAGAAAAAATATCAATACCATTTCTTAGAGAATGTAGAGGAGTGGTCAACAACTTTCACAAAACTTATCCACTTTTATGGAACTATGTAGATGCAAGAAATACATTACATATTAAATGGTTAAAGTTTTGTGGCTTTAAATTTATAAGAAAACTTAACTATGGAGTATTAAATAAACCTTTTTATGAGATTGCAAAATTATGTGTGAACCAACAACAGCCGTATTAATAGCCACTTCTGTTGCTTCTGCTGGATTATCTTTCTATCAGAACTATCAACAACAGAAAGCCGTAGCTCAACAACAAAGAAGACAAAATGATTTAGCAAGAAAAAATGCTATTCAAAGATATGCAAATGAACAATTAAAAATTCAGCAAGTTGTTGATGAGGGGTTAGAAAAGAAATATCAAGCTTCATTAAAATCTAGAAAAGCTAGAGCTACTGCTAGAAATGTTTTTGGAGAAAAGAACATAGCTCTAAGAGGAAGTGCAATGTCAGTTTATAGTGACTTCTATAGAGTAGAGGGAAACTATATGGCTTCTGTTGATAGAAACTTAAATAATAACATTGATCAATATGAAAGAAACTTAGAAGCAATTAAGTTTGGTGCTGAAGCACAAAGCACCTATGTAACACCACCAAATCCTATGTTGTTGTTTGCTACTGAATCTTTAAATTTAGCTAATAAATATTATGGATTTAAATATGCAGAACAACAAAGAGATGATGATTTAAAAATGATAGAAGCATTAAACAGATAAGGACACAAAGTTAAAATGGCAAAAAGAAATAATCCCCAACTTCCAAGCTTGAATCTGAACCCAGAACTTCCTCAAGTAGTGGTTAGAGATTTTGATTTATTTTATAGACCTCAAGTAAAACCATTACCTCAAGGTTTAGAACAATTTACAAAAGCTTTAGAAAATTTTGCTAGTGACGGTCTTACTAAAAATGCAATTTTAACTAGAGAAAAAATAAGAAAAGAAGAAGAAGCAGAAGCTGAAATTGAATATGAAATAGGAGAAGATATAGACTTTGGTGACGGTACAGAGAAACCAGAGGAAAAACCTAAAGAAGAAAAGAAATCTAAAATAGATGTAACACCATTAAATAATAACATTAACGGTAAAAAAGCTGACGGTAGTTCTATAAGTACAGTTAGTAATGCAATAGAAGAAAGAAACCAATTTAAAAATATACTTGCTGATAAAGTTAAAAATAAAGAGATAAAAGAAACAGATAGTCCATATTACAATTTAGTAAGTAACAAACTTCAACTTAAAAATTTAGGTCTTAATGAATTTTCTACTTATGCAATCAGAAGATTTGAAGAAGATGGTATTAAGAATGATGTATCTGATGGAGCTTACAACAAATGGTATAGAGGAATTCTAAAAGATTTTTTCTTTGAAAATAATTTAGATGCTTTTCCACCTCAGCTATTAAAAGAAACATTTTTTAAATCTACTACTTCAGTAAATAATACTATTAGAAATAGCTATATTCAAAATGTACAAAAACTAGCAACAGATAAATTTAACAGTCAGACTGCAAGTATATTAGCTGGGTCATTTAAATTACATCAAGACAAAGACAATCCAGATTGGCATATAGCTCAAGATATAAAATCGAATCTTTCTGAAGTCTATAGTATCAACAAGAACCCAACAAAGTTAAAAAACATTGTTAAGTCTTCTTTGCAAAATTTTATTGAACAATATCCAAATGATTACAAAAATCAATTAAGAATGATTGATAGTATTTTGCCTAAAATAGAATTTGTTGACGGTACTAAATTTGTAGATAGTGACGAGATGACTCAATTCTTATCGATAGAAAAAGCAAAAATATTAGACAATCAAGCAAAAGAACAAAATGCAAAAGCAACTTCTATTAGAAGCAGAGATGTCATTGCAACTGATTCACTTGTACAAAAGTTTGATGCAATGAGTGAACAAGAGAGATATCAATACTTATATAGTCCTAATGCTCTAGTAGATAAATCTACTCTTGAAATAGAATTTATAAGAAATCAAAGAAAAAATGTAGGTGAAACAGATGAAACTACACAAAAGTCTATAATTAAATCTATATTTGAAAATGACTTGAATACTGCTTATGATAAAAATAAAAAAGCTTTTACAGAAGATAAGATAAGTCTTGAAGATTTTAGAAATAACAATTCAAAAATATTATTTAATCAAGACCCTAAGAATAACTTTTTATTAAATACTGATTCCTTAAACAACTATAATATATACAAGAAAACTATTAAAAATCTTGTAGATGCTTATGCTGATGGAACTGAGATAAAGAGAATGGGTGAGTTGTTTGTTACATCTTTAGAGTTTAGTGCAAAAAAATGGCTACAATCAGAAGAAGCTTTAAAACTAAAAACAATGAAAGAAAAACAAGATGGCTTTAATAAGTTTATTGAAGACTGGGTTTCAACAGAAATGCAAACTTTAAAATATAAAGGTCTACAAGATATATTTACTGGAGAAACTATCGGAGATTCTGGAAGTGAACAAACTAGACCAATAGATATTGGTGAATTTGTAACAACAGAACCAAAAGAAAATATTAAAAAGGACAAAGAAGAATTAGTAGGAAATACTTTTGATGCTACAACTAATAAAGCTAAAGGAACTGATTTAGTTAAAGGTGGTGATATACTTGTAGGAACAAGAAATGAAAACTTTAAAGAAGCAGTAGAAAAAGCTTTTGGAAATACACAAAAGACCTTTGACTTTGGAAAAGATAATTTAGTTCTTCTATATAAAGAAAGTCCTAATATAGATAATCCAACTGGATTTGAATTTATTACAGAATCAGAATTTGAAAACAAATATCAAAATAAAATAATTAAACCAGTGGTAACTGTAGAACTTGCTCAAGCATTTGGTTTCCCACCAGAAGTAATTAAATTCTTAAAAGATAATCTTGCTAATTTTAAATAAGGAGAAAATATGCCGTTCAAAATGATAGATGGAAAACTTGTGAAAGTTGATGATGATGGAAACCCTATTGATTCAACAACAAACACAGTTCCACTAGAGCAAGAAGATAATCAAGGTACAGAAACTGTAAATGAGAATGTGCAAGAAGATGTAGACCCTAGAGAAGACATATTTTTAACTGAAGTGCAAAAAGATTTAGGTGAACTAAAACAAGTTCAAAGTGGTGGATTCTTAGATGGTGTAGCTAACTTTGGAAATAATATGTTAGGTACAATATATGATTTACCTAAGATTCCCTACAATGCTTCTAGAAACTTTATAAATTCTTCTGTGGAATTGCTAGAGGATATAGGTGACACTTTAGGAGAAAAGACAAATCTAGGTGGATTTAGATACGGTGAAGATGCTAAGAATGGGATTGTACAATATGTTCCTTATGATGAAGCCGTAGCTGATAAAGATACACCAACTTATGGAATAACTGGTATTACTGGAACTATAGGTTTAGATGATGCTCTTAAAATAGAAGCTCCAAGATGGACTGGTTTTTTTGAACCGTTATCACCAGATAAATATAACAATTCTTTCTCTCCTATGGCAGAGGGTATTGTTACTTTTATTGGAGGTTATAAAGGTCTGGATAAAATAACGAAGATTCCAGATTACACAAATAGACTTGCTAAAGCTGGGAAAACAATAACACTAGGTGCATTAACTGACTTTGTAGCTTTTGGTGAAGATACTGGAAGACTTACAGATATTATACATCAATATAATCCAGACATAGAAGACACTTGGTTAGGATATCTTGTATCAAAAGAAGATGATACTTGGTGGGAATCAAGAATGAAAAATGCTATTGAGGGAGCTGGTTTAGGTGTTTCTTCAGAAGCAGTTTTTTCAGTATTAAGATTATTTAAAAAAGGTAATGATGTTACATCTGGTAAAAGTACAAAACAAACTTATGATGAAATAAATGATGATATCGATAATTTAAAAAATCTTAAAGAAGACATTGATAACTTAAAAAAAGGTGTAAATGTCGATAATTTAAAAAGTGCAAACAAAGAAGTAAAAGAAAATATTAAGAAGCAAAACATTAAAGCTGAAGCTGGTAAAATATTAAATACTAAACAAGCTCAAATAAAATCAGAACAGAAGTCAGCAATCTATGAAGCAATAGATAACATTCCTAAAACATTAAATGAGCAGATAGATAAATATAATAAAGGTGAAATAGACTTTGATACGGCTATAGAATTACAAGATGTTTTTGTAAATCTAAAACCTTACATCAAAGATAAAAAACTTTCTAAAGAGGGTTTTGTTGCACTCAAAGAAGCATTTAATCAAGTAAAGAAAACTATGAAGAGCTTAAATAAAGTTGTTACTGATGATGCAGTAAAAAGGAAAGCTATACAAAAATATGGTAATGCTAATAACATTGATGGTTTAGCAAAGTTAGTTGATGATGCTGATGCTTTAGGTAAAAATACTGATGATGCTAATGCTACTATTTTAGCTCTTACATCAATGAATAGAACTGTAGCTGAACAAATGATATCAGCATTTAAAAAATATAAATCTGGTGACAAATCTGCTTTAGAAGAAGCTGAAGTGTTGGCTGGTCTAATGATTCAATTAGTAGGTAATACTAAAAAAGTAGCCAAAAACTTTGGTAGAGGTGTTAGAAGTTTTGGGATTGAGAAACAAAAAATAAATGAATCTGGTGCATTGTTTGAAGATATCCAAGACTTGATGAAGTTTTCACCAGACTTCAATAGCAACCCAAAATCATTTGAAATATTTATGGAAAAGGTTGCCAGTCTTGGTGACAAAAGTTCTATTGAAAAAGTATTTGAAGTAGTTGCTGGTAAAAAGACTTGGGATATAGCAAATGAGATATGGTACAATGCAGTATTATTCTCACCTAAAACTCAATTTGCAAACTTTCTTGGTAATATACAAGGGTCAGTATTTCCACCAATAGAAAAGATTATAGGTGGAGGAGCTGGTAAAATATGGAACAGAACAAAGAATATTCCACTTTCAATAGTTCATAAACATAAAAAAACAATATCTCCAGATGAAGCAGTTAAGAGTAAAAAGAAACTTACTGGAAAAGAGATGAATGATGCTGAATACGAGCAAATACAAAAACAAGTTCAAGAAGCTAAAGATGAAATTGTTAATCTTACATCTAAAATAAAATTAGCAAGTAGGTATGCTTACCAAGTTTTAAAAAGTGGTAAGACAATAATAACTAATAAAAATAAATTAGATAAATTTGATGATAGTCCAGTTATTTCTTCCAAAATAAAAGAGGGTGATAACATTGCCAAAAAAGTAGGTAAGACTGCTATAAATGTAACTGGTGAAGTAATCAGATTACCTAGTAGATTTATGAACTCTGTTGATGAGTTCTTTGTTCAAATTAATTACAGATCAAGAATAGAAACACTAGCTCATAGAAGTGCTAGGAGAGGTGGATTAAAAGAGGGAACTGAAGAATACACAAAAGCCGTTAACGAATATATAGAAGATTCATTTGATGAGTTTGGAGCTGGTCTTAATAGAGAAGCTTTAGGATATGCTAATAGAGGAGCTTACAAAAATGAAATGATTGGTTTTTTCGAGAAAGTTTCTCAAGCAATGGACGAATATCCAATATTAAAACAAGTATTTCCTTTTTTTAGAGTAACAACAAACTTAGCTACTGAAACTATAAAAAGAGTACCTCTTATTGGATTGGGTACACCAACTAGAGCAAAAGCTTTTTTTGGAAATTCACCAAATTTAGAAAATGTTGCTGAAATCAGAGGTCAACAAATTCTTGGCACTTTAATAATGTCTGGAGCTTTCTTTACTTTCAGAGAGGGTTATTTATCTGGAGCTACTGGTTACAAGGGTGATGAAAATTTTAATTACTTAAAAGATTACAATAGATTCTTAGAGAAAAAAAGTGAGGAAAACTTTACACCATTTTCAGTTAAAATATTTGACACACAGTTTGAGTTAAGACAACTCCCACCAGCAGGAGCTTTATTAGGTCTTGTTGCAGAATTTTCTAGAGTATATGACGATTTAAATGACGAAGATAGAGAAGAAATTTCTGCTGAGATTATGGAACTTTATATGTCACAAATGGGTTCAAATGATAAAATACCTACTGAAGAAATTGTTGGTAATAGAGAACTTCCTTTTGAAACTAAATTTTTAAACGGTATTCAAGCTGGTGTTCAAGCAAAGAAAAATGTTGTTGTTACCCAAACTTTTGCAACAAGGTTTGCTGAACTAGGAAGAGCTATTGAGGATAATGACGGTTTTGAATTTAAAAGACTAATCCAAAATCACATAGCTTCTTATGTTCCTAATATTATTCAAAAAGTAAGTAATGATGAATTTTATAGAAAATCGAATTCTTTATTAGATTCAATTAGAATGAAAGCTGGGTTTGGTGTAGATACAGTTTCACCAAGAATAGGTTCACTGTTTCAAGAATTAAAAGATTCTGATTCTGACTTTGAAAGATTTATACAAAGAACTATAAACCCTACTACAATGAAAAAGTTAAAAAAAGGTAATGTTGTATATGAAGCAGTGAAAGACACTGAGGGTTTTTTAAATTCAGTTAAACCTAATCAAATTATTAATGGAGCTGAAATAAATCTAAATGAATTTACAGACTCTCAAGGCAACAGTGCTTTTAGAACTTGGTCAAAGACTATAAGAGAAGACACT